GGGATGCGATCCATGATCCGCGCCAACCCCGACATCAAACTACCCGACGACATGGCCAAACGGCTACACAAAATCTGCCGGGAAGCCTACCCCAAAAACCAGCCCAACAGGCACCGAAGCGGATGGAACCAATACGAAAAACAGTACTACACCGAAGAAATACTCTTCCTCGACCAGTTCAACGTGCCAGCCCTCGAAATCCTTAACCGGCTCGACGTGTCATGGACCATGTGGAAACACATCATCAACGAGCAACACCTCACCCGGCTCCAACAGGAAACCGACAACGCCTGCCAATGGGCCAACCTGCGAAAACAGCACCCCGACAAAACCGACCAGGAAATCACCCAAATGATGTACAATAACCAAGTAACATTCAGCAAGGTGATGAAAACCATACCCGCATAAACACCCACCACACCAGCATCATATGTGCACACTCTTTCACACATAGGAGGCATGATGATCACCACAACCCAACACTCGATCGACACGTACAGGAACAACAACGACCAGTTTCCCGAACACCTACAAAACGTCATGTGCGGCAAAACACTCCACCACACAGACGACACTATTTCGTGGTGCACACGCAAACCAGGACACGACGGCGACTGCCGCACAGGATGGCAGCCCACCACACAACCGATGGGACATCATGGCAACCAAAACTGAAACCCTCATCCAACGCTACGGCAACAAAGCAGCCGACGTACTCGCCGACAAAACCATCCCCGCCACACAGCTAGCCCGAATGCTCACCCAGGCAGGATACCCCATCTCCGCCACCGTTATTAAAGACTATCGCCGCAAACAAACCAACACCACCCAACACGAGGAGGAAAATCAGTGATAGACAATATAGACCAGCTCCTCACCCAGCTAGCCAAACACGACAACGCCATCGACACCATTAATGATGATCTCGCAAACGGCACCGTACGGCGCACACGCATCTCCGAATGGACACTCCCCAACGGAGAAACCGGCCGATCCGTACAAAAAATCATCGACCACCAACCCGCAACAAACCCCTACCCTGTGGACGAACTCGTCGATAAACTAGCCGAATGGCAGCCACCAAAACCTGAACAGGACACCCGCACCGACTACAGCAATGTTGCGTTCGTGGTAGGGGCGGGAGACTTCCAAATCGGCAAAGGCATCCCCGGCGGAGAAACATCACACTTCGCAGACGACTATTTGCACTCCCTCACAGCCGCCAAACACTACTGGCGGCAAGCCGGCCAGCCGCAACGAGTCCACATCGCATTCCTCGGCGACATGATCGAAGGATACGTGTCACAAGGAGGTAACAACGCCTGGCGCACCCAAACACCCTTGACGGAACAAATCAGGTTCACCCGCATGGCCATGATGCAACTCGTACACATGTTCGACCACTGCGCCAACGTCACCATCACATCAATCCCCGGCAACCACGGTGAAGCCGTACGATTCGGCAAAGGAGTCACCACCTACGACGACTCCTTCGACGTGGACTGCTGCCGCGCCATCGCAGAAGCCTACCAACTCACCAACAACTACCCCAACCTACACTTCCACTTCCCCAGTCGAGACGAAATGACCACCACCGTCGACGTGGCCGGCACACGGATACTGCACGCCCACGGACACCAATGGCGCAACAACCAACACTACGAATGGTGGCGCGGCCAAGAATTCCACAACGGCACCGTATCCAATATTCTCATGGCAGGGCACCGGCACCACCTAGAAATCTCCGAGCAAGGACAACGCACCTTCATCCAATGCCCATCCATGGAAGGCGAATCCACATGGTTCCGGCACCGCACAGGCACCACCGGCCACCCAGGACTAGTGTGCTACACTATCAACAACAAAACACCAAACAACTATCAGATAGCGAGATGAAATAGTGCCATGAGCAGACGACCAACCAAAGCAGACCTCGCCACCACCGCATCGTGGGGATGGGCCACAGACCATCATCTTCGCACACTCAACCGGGCATGCACCAAAGTAGCCACACACTACCCCGCAATCAGTGCAGACGACCTCTACCAAGACTCCCTACTATATATTGCGGTGCGGGAACAATACCACAACCTAGACAACAAACACTATACCAAAATGTGCTACAGGGTAGCCAAACGGCTAGCCAACAAAACCATACAACACCTAGACCAACCGAGACCTTTATCCGATATTATTCATCTAGCCGACAACCAGACAAGCATTTAAAAGGAGAACCCCTCATGGTCACAACCACCCTCGACGACGGAACCCAAACCACCATACTTCAAACCGTAGGCGCCACCACCACAGCAATCATCACCAACACAGAAAACCCCGAAACCATCACCGCAAAATACACCATCGCAAAAGACGGCACAGCCACCTACAGCATCAGCGGCAACACCTACCTCGGCGACCACCAACACATTATCAAACTCATGTACGACTACTGCCACTGCGTCGGACGATTCGACACCACCAACACCAGCAACACAGACAACCTTGACAACATGTTCAAGGGGTGACACATGAACATGACCTACACCACCGCCGACATTATTCAAGCCGCCCAATGGATCTGGAACGGCGGCCCATGGAAACCGTCCGTTGAGCCGGGCATGCCACCCCCACCAACCGCGCCACAACACCACGGCAACAACATCGTCTCCATGATCGACCTGCAGCTAGCCATCGACGACTACACCCTCACCTGCCAGCCATCCAAACAGCGAAAACACCTAGCACGGCTGGCAGCATTCCGTGAAGTATACGGGTATGACCAAACCTATGCCAAAGCCGCCCAACGATTGGGTGTGACAAGGCAGACAGTGAAACAGTGGGCAGACCAAACACTCATCACCCTCACAGGCTACGCAAACAGTAGATACTATCCAGACGATAGCGACGACAGCACAGGGATGAAATAAAACCATGAACAACACACACAATATCCCCTACACTGTTTTAAAAACAGCAGTACACCGTATCGTCCAACAACAGCCCACCAACATGCAACAGCTGCAAAACATTGTTGACAGTGTCGAAAACCAGTACGGTGTACCCATCTCCCTCGACAACGTGAACCTTACCGTTAACGAAGTCAGCCTCGACGATCTCGCTATCGACCAGGACACGCTAGACGAGTGCAGCGAAATCTTGTGGTTATGCGACAGTGCAGGACACCCAAACAACAGCAACACCCGTGGCAAGAGCGAGGACCAGAGCCCCTATGCGAGCCAGGAAGCACTAGACTGGCTCGCCGGAATCGCATACCAGGCCAAACTATTGCAAGCGGCGGCCGACGAGATCATGTGGGCTATCATCCGCCACCGCGACAACCACAAAAATGTTATCGGCCGGAACGTTCTAGACCAGGCCAGCGAAACTATCTCTACCTGCCTCCACCTGTATCAGATGCTCGAAGACACCATCGACCGCAACGAATCATAGCCACACCGCATATACAGAAATAGTGCCCCAGCGGCAACCACCACACAATCGTGGCAGCACCGCTGGGGCACACATCTATATTCACTTATCATTCAATCGGCTCTACCGTGCCAACCTCCGACTCGGCTGCACGCCTCGGCACATAGCCACCAATATCATCCACGTCATCTGCAGGCTCAATCATGCCAGGATCCGACACATCAACCATATGCGGCTCAACCATGCCCCCATCATCGGGTGGAACCAAACCCGCATCCACAACAGGCGTCACCTTCGGCTTACCGGCCACAAACGACGGATTACCAAACGAGGTAGCCACCGACAGCACCGCAGCAACCGTTGCTGTTATCAACGCCGATTCCCACGGCAAACCACGAAACGACTCCGCAGTATACGTGACACCCGCCGTCACCCCAAGCACAGCAACAAACGTTTGAATAAAAGTTTTCAGGGCACGCTCCAGCAGGCCCAACCAAAACTGTTTACCCATCACACATCACCATCACTTTTTTAAATCGTTGACAGCAGACTCGAGCCTACTAATACGGCTACGACACTCCAACACGTAATACCAGACACTCCACAAAGCATCCTTAGTGCGCCACAGCTTCCCCGTCACCGGATTCTTCACCCACGACAACGCCTCCACACGGCGCGCCAGGTCACCATTCTGAACCTGCACCACACCCACATCATGGTGCAGCTTATTCACCGACTGGGCCACCTGCCCAGACAACTGTTTAATCTGATTATGTAACGCTTGTACATCAGCCATACTCAACTCCTCACTACCACTACCGCCGCAGACTACGGCCATAAACCTGTCCCACGGAAACCACGGCCCAGGATCATCATGATCCGACTGGTGCCACGCATCCGTCACATCCATATGCCCGCACACACCCCGCCTACCCGCTTTTAGATCGGCTGCACTAAGCTTCCTCTTCGGAACATTATATTTGTCACACAAACGTCTACACAGGATGGCAGCCTTCTCCACCGCAGGCCACACACGAGGATCCAGCCACTGCTCACGAGTGTAAGCATGCCCCGGCACCCGAAACGAGGCATGCGAACCCCCATCCGCGCAAATCTCTATACCCAAAGAATGCGGATTCGGCGGGGCATGCCACCCAATCGTAGACTCCGACAAGCACTGCACAGTCTCCGAAATATCACACACATAATGCGCCGAACCACCCGCTGAAGGGGACGCGAAATAGTTTGCCGTGGACACCGCCCGCCCTTTACGTGAGGCAGACGGAAACCCCACATCCGGGCACGTCGCATGAATCACAACCCTATTCACCGGACTATTCGAACCGCTCGAGTGATGCGCTGCTGGGATAAACCTCACAACATGTCACCACCAAACACTACCATCACAGCCATTCCTTTCTATTTGTGGGATGATATAGTCACTATAGGCGACGGTTTCACACCCTGGCAGGCCACCGAACCCGCTATGGTAGAAGCCACACCGTCACTATATTTCACAACCAGGCGGCCCCCGGAACAGTACACCGACACCACCGAGCGGCCATCCTTACCATCCTTGCCATCTTTACCATCAGCCCCGTTCACACCGGCGGGGCCACGCTCACCCCGTTCGCCCTGTGCACCTTGCGGGCCGGCAGGACCTGAAGGCCCCGGATCACCGCTCTCACCGGCCGAACCATCCCGACCATCAGCGCCATCCCTACCTGGCACGCCATCTTTACCATCAGCCCCGTTCACACCGGCGGGGCCATCACGGCCATCCGAACCGTTAGCGCCAGGCAACCCGTCAGGACCTTTCACACCATTCAAACCCGGGGAACCCTGCGGACCGACAGGGCCAACCAGCCCAGCCGAACCATTAACACCATCCCGACCGTCAACCCCTGCGGGCCCTTGCGGGCCGCGCTCACCGGCAGGACCAGGCACACCCTGCACGCTACGCTCAACACGCTGAGCATCCACACACAAACCAGACCGGTGAAGCCGCACCGACTCCTGCCCACCAGAGGCACACACCCGCTTCACACGGCTGGCCAACCCTTTAGCCGCTGTACCATTCAACTGGGCCCTAGCCTGCTCCGAATCCCGCTCCGAGGATACAGCACCGAAACGCAAAGCACCCCCAGCAACCACTGCCAACAGTACAAGCGACAAAAACAACAGTATCAGGGAAGCCTTCTCAAACGAGCGGCGCTGCCGCTTCTCTTCCTCTAACTCCCTCACAATTCACCCCCCACCATCAACAGTATCCTTCAAAAACTCGGGCAAATCAGGCATCTTTACAGGCTCAACATTCTCAGGCAAATTCGCGTTATAGCGATGAACAATATGGCGAATATTCCACGTGTATTCTTCCATCGCATCAACCTGCGCAGACAACTGCCTAAGCCTCTTCTTTGACCTGTACGTAACCGCCTGAATCGAACCAAGGACAGTAGCGATAGCGGTACAAATAGAGGCTACGAGTGTGGGTGTAAGCCATGACACTACAGCCCCCTACCACTACAACCACCACAACACGTCACATACCAGCAAGCCGCGCATTACACGCCGACAGCAATCCAGTTAGCCACCGCAGGCACACCGTTAGGCTTAGACCCGTCATTCGTAATAAACGCCAACTGAAAATCCTTGGCAGTAATATTGTAGGCTTTCACATCGATCTGCTGCGTGCCCCCAGCCGCCGTAGCCATAGACGCCACCACAACAGGCGGACTACTAAACTGGCG